CTGGTGGAGAGAAATTTCAAGGTTATATTGATGAGTTTAGATTATCTAATATTCATAGAGTAGCTAATAGTTCTTCTGGTAATTTTACACCACCAACAGCTCAATATACAACAGATGCTAATACAATAGTTTTGATGCACATGGACACTACTGATTTAGCTGACAGTTCACTTGTAACAAGTGCCACTAATGCTACTGGTAATTTCCAAACAGTCAATGTCACAGCACCTTCATCTACAAATAAAGTTGGAGCTATAATTAGTTATGAGGATAATGCAGGAACAAATGCACTCAATACTGATTTAGTTGTTCAACTTTCAGCAGATGGTGGTAGCAATTTTACTACAGCAACTCTTACAGCTTTACCTAATTATAGTTCAACTATAAAATTAGCAAAAGTAAATGATTTGACTGTGACAGCAGGAACAAGCATTAAAGCTAAAGTGTTATTTGCCAATCAATCTGCTTCTAAAATAGCAAGAGTTCGTGGCTTATCTTTAATGTATTAATAATAAAAAACTTAAAGGCTAGGTAGAAATATCTAGCCTACAAAATTCACAACAACAAATTATAGGAAATAAATAAATGACAAAAGCTAGAAACTTATCTGATTTGCTAGATGCAAATGGTATTGTAGATAATGCTAAAATTACATTAGATGCAAATGAAATACCAAATTTAGATGCTAGTAAAATCGTAAGTGGCGATATTGCTTCAGCTAGATTATCTTTAGCAACAGAAACTAAACCAGTTGTTTCTAGTGTTTCTCCAAATGTTATTTCAAATGATGCTCAAAATATTGTAATTACTGGACAAGATTTTACAGCTATACCAAGAGTAGATATAATTAATACAGCAACAGGTATTTGGTATTCAGTAAATACAGTCACGCATAATAGTGCTACGCAACTAACAGTTAATTTAACTTTAGCAGTTGATGCAGGTACATATAGAATTAGAGTAGAAAATCCAGATGGTCTTGCAGGTTTATCTGGTGCAAACTTTTTAACAGTTTCAGATGCTCCAACTTGGTCTACAGGTGCAGGTTCTTTAGGAACAAAAGGAGGAAACTTTAATGGTACTGTTGCTACAGTATCAGCAAGTGGAGATACTATTCGTTATACTGAAACAACAAATGTTTTAACAAATGCGTCTTTAGCAAACTGTTCTTTAAATAATGTTACAGGTGCAATTACAACAACAGATTTTGATGGTTCAAGCACAAGTGCAAGAACTCACACATTTACAATTAGAGCAACAGACGCACAAGGTCAAACATCAGATAGAGAATTTACTTTAACTTCAGTTTATTGGACAGGAACAGGTATAACTTATTTAGTAGTAGCAGGTGGAGGAAGTGGTGGTTACCTATCTTCTGCTGGTCATGTAACAGGTGGAGGTGGAGCAGGTGGTTATTTAACTAACTATGGTGGTTCAGCTATATCTTTAGGTGCTAGTACGACTTTTACAATTACAGTAGGAGCAGGAGGAACTGGAGGAGCAGACAGTAATAATGGTTCAAATTCTTCTATATCAGGTACAGGATTAACAACTATTACATCAATAGGTGGTGGTCATGGTGGTGCTTCAACTTCTCCTGCTCCTAGTGGTGGTTCTGGTGGTGGAGGACACTCTAATAATGGAAATGGAGGAAGCGGAACTTCTGGTCAAGGTAATAATGGTGGAAATGGAACTCATTATGGTACACGATATTATGATGGTGCTGGTGGTGGAGGTGCTTCTAGTGTAGGAGCAAACACAACTCAAAATGTTGGTGGTAATGGTGGTGTAGGTTTATCAAATTCAATAACAGGTTCAGCAGTAACATACGCAGGTGGCGGTGGTGGTGCGGCTAGAGATGCTCTCGGTGGTGCTTCAACTTCTGGTTCTGGTGGAGCTGGTGGAGGAGGAGCAGGTGGAAATGAATTAGGAAGTAGAAGTGGTGCAAATGGAACTGATGGACTAGGTGGAGGTGGTGGTGGACACCACTCTTATGGTGGTACTGCAGGTCATGGTGGAGATGGAGTTGTTATTGTAAGAATGGCTACTGTTGACTTTAACGCCGCAACTAAAACAGGAACTTATGCAACAACAGTAATTGGTTCTGAAACTGCTGTAAAATGGACAGCTTCAGGAACTTTAGTCACATAATATGGCTAGAAAAAAAATAACACCAAAAGAGTTTAGCGAAGTCGCTACTGGTGTTAGACTTTCAAGCCATGAAAAACTTTGTGCTTATCGTATGAAGGAAATTCAAGACAGCATTAAAGAATTAAACAAAGAAGTAAAAGCATTAAGAACAGATGTATCTATGGGTAGAGGTATGATTAAAATTATAGTCTTTGCAGGTACAATTATAGCAACAGTTATAGGGGTAATAAATTTTAAGTGAAGTTTATTCTAGTGTTGTATATGTGCAGTATGACAACTGGACAATGCCCATCTAGTCAAATTTCAGGATACCAATTTAATACACATTATGATTGTGTAAATAGTGGTTATGCTATTGCACAAAAACTTTTAGAAATTTAAAAGAATTACCAGAGTGGGATATACCTGATTTTGAAAAACAAAAAATAGTAATCAAATTTGAATGTCAAGGAATTAAAACAGAAGGAGAACCAACATGATAATATACGGATATACACCAAAGACTTGGAAAGACAAAGCAGTAATATACTGGGGTAATACAAATAAAAAACTTTTTACATTATTTGTAATATGGTCAGTTATTCTATGGGCAATGTAAGATGTGGTTTGCATTATTAAAAAATCCTCTTACTAAAATTATAGCAGAAAAAACATTTGGAGCAATTTCTCACAAATTACAAAAAGATAAAATTGTAAGAGAAAAAGAATTAGATGCAGTATCACAAATTTCAATAGAACAAATTAAACAACAAGAGCATTCGTGGAAAGACGAATGGTTATGTTTATTTTTCACAATTTTAATGGGTCTTCATTTTGTCCCATACTTTCAAGACACAATGGAACGTGGTTGGTCAATATTGCAAAATGCTGACCCAATGTTTTGGTACATAATTTTAACAATAGTAGGAGCATCATTTGGTGTAACTACAATGAATAAATTAAAGAAAAAATGATAGACAGGTTTTTCTACTCATTGTTTGGAGGTATCGACAACATCTTTATAAAATTAAACAAAACTGTAGACGACTTATGGACGTTTAAGTTTCCTAACTCTAAAAACAAAGGCAATAAAAAATGAATTTAGCAGAAATATTTAAAAAGAATTTTATATTCATACCTGTAGTTGCTTCGATTGTAGTTGGGGGTTTTACTTCAGTTAAATATGTTTTAAATTTAACAACTACTATTAACGCATCAGAACAACACATAGTTAATTTAGATAGAGATTTAAAAGTCTCTATGGATAAAAACAATGACTTAAATAGTAGAGTAGCTTCACTAGAAGCATCATTAAAAATGGCAGAGGATTTGTACAGAATTTTAAGCGAAACTGTACGAGAACATGGCTATGATATTAAAGATTTAAACAGAGATATTAATGGGTAGACTTCATGTGTTCTTTGTTTTTCTTTACACACTTTTATTTGTTACCTTACTGCATTATGAGTTCGCAAATGCTAGAAACGAATATTTAAACTCTTACACTAACTCATGTAGAGAAGGTGAAATTGATGTAGCCATAACTAAAAGAGAAGACCAACAAGACTACAGAACTTACGACACAAATGATTATGATAATGATAGTCACGAATTAAGATTAACTTTTAGAAAATATTTAGGAACTACTTGTACTAAAGAAATGAGAAAAGTTTATCAAGAAAACATGGAATTAAGACAACAACTTGAACTACTTAAAATGTGTAGAAAAGTTGTAGGTAGAGAATTACCTGAAAGTATGAATTTACTAAAAGCTAAATGTGCAGGAACAGACCCTAATTTAGCAACAGAAAATAAAACAGATAAACCTGCGTATGACGTTTTGATGGAAACTATTAAAAAAGAAAATGAAAAAAAATAATCAATGGATATTGCCTTTGTTGGGTACTATCCTGCTTGGTCTATCGTCATATGTTTTAATGACAATCGTAGAACTTCAAGTTCATATAGGTATGTTAACCGAAGAAATTTTGTCAATAGATAAACAAATTGGCAGAATTTACAATCACATGGATAGGCTAACAAAATAATGAAAACAGCAAAAGCATTTGTACCAAGAGCAAAACCTAAAAAAAGAAAAGGAATACATGTCAAGTCAAGAAACAAAAGAAGTACCTTTAAAAAATACAATCGACAAGGAAGATAATAATTTAGAACAAGTCTTAAAAGAGTTACCACAATTATTGGTAAACCATGCTTATAAGAAATTAAAATCAGGAGAAGATTTAACAGCTTCAGAAATGAAAGTATGTTTAGAAGTTTGTAAAACATACAGTAAAGAACCTTTATCTAAAAAGGAAGATAACATTTTAGACGAAGTACCTTTTGATGATAGATAAACGATTAAAGAATTTTAAAAATTTTTTGTATTTATGTTGGAAGCATTTAACATTGCCAGACCCAACACCGATACAATTCGATATTGCAGATTACTTACAGTCAACTGAAAAGAGACTTGTAATAGAAGCATTTAGAGGTGTAGGTAAATCTTGGATTACCTCTGCTTTTGTCTGTCATCAATTACTTCTTAATCCTCAAAAAAATATTTTGGTAGTATCTGCTAGTAAAACTAGAGCAGATGACTTCAGTACCTTTACACAAAGGTTAATTGCTGAAATGCCTTTGTTACAACACTTAATACCTAGAGATAATCAAAGACATTCAAAGGTATCATTTGATGTAGCACCTGCGTTAGCCTCACATGCACCATCAGTTAAATCTATGGGTATTACAGGGCAGTTAACAGGTAGTAGAGCAGACATTATTATTGCTGATGACGTTGAGAGTGCTAATAACTCCCAGACACAGCTTATGCGAGATAGATTGTCAGAGACAGTCAAAGAGTTTGATGCGATTATTAAACCTAACACAGGTCGTATTATATTTCTTGGTACTCCGCAGAATGAAATGTCATTATATAACTCTTTAGAAGAAAGAGGTTTTAAGACAAAAATTTGGACTGCATTAGTACCTAATCAAACACAAAAAATTTCTTATGGTCACAAACTTGCTGACATTATAGTTGGTAAAGAAGGTGACCCCACAGACCCATCAAGNTTTGANGCAATAGATTTAATGGAAAGACTATCTTCGTATGGTCGTTCAGGTTTTAACTTACAATTTATGTTGGACACAAGTTTGTCTGATGCAAATAGATACCCTCTAAAGTTAAACGATTTAATTGTAGCTTCAGGTTGTTCTACATGGAAAGAAGCTCCTGCAAAGATACAATGGGCTTCTTCACCAGAACAAATGAAAGCTATAGACCCAGATATTCCTAATGTAGGATTAAAAGGAGATTACTTTGTAGCTCCTATGTATATGTCTGATGAACACACTCCGTTTGAAGGCACAGTAATGTCTATTGACCCTAGTGGTCGTGGAGAAGATAAAACAGCGTATGCGGTGCTTAAAATGCTTCATGGAGTGCTTTATCTGACCTCTGTAGGCTCATTAGAAGGTGGTTATAGTGATGACACTATGGCAAGACTTTCTAATATTGCAAAGAAACATGAAGTTAACTATGTGGTCATTGAGAGTAACTTTGGTGATGGTATGGCAACACAGTTGTTAAAACCTATTATGGCAAAGGTACACCCATGCGAAATAGAAGAAGTTAGACACAATACACAAAAAGAAAAACGTATCATTGATACGCTTGAACCACTTATGAATAGTCATAGGTTAGTTATAGATGATTTGTTAATTAACGAAGATTTTAAGAATGAACCTGACCATCAGTTGTTTAGACAGATGACAAGGCTTACTAGAGACAAAGGTTCTTTAAGACATGATGATGCTATTGATGCTTTAGCTATGGCGGCAAAGTATTGGGTAGACAGATTGGATAGAGACCAACAGTTATCTTATAATCAACACAAAGAAGAACTGTTAGACAGAGAATTAGAAAGATTTATGGAAAACAACATTGGAAGGACACAGAGTAAAGACAGATGGATATAAACCAAACAAAAGAAGCCGTTAAAAAAGAAGAAGGTTTTAGATTAGAAACTTATCACTGTACAGAAGGACATCTTACAGGTGGCTATGGTCACAAGATGTTAGAAGGCGAAGTAGCTCCAACTACACATCAAGGGTGGGTAGAGATATTTGAGAGAGATTTTGCTAGAGCTGTTACAGGTACAGAAGATTTATTAATGATATGTCCTAATATCAAAGAGACTGCAAGGAACATTGTGGTTGAGATGGTATACCAAATGGGTGCTTATGGGGTGTCCAAGTTTAAGGGTATGCTTAAAGCATTACAAGATGAAGACTATAAGACTGCCAGTGTGGAGATGCTAGATAGCAGGTGGGCTAAACAGACACCCAATCGTGCTAATCGTATGGCAGAACGCATGGCGAATATTTCATAGAAAAATTTGAGGGGGTATATGATATATACAGACACAGAGTTTCCCCCATGCGGTGCGTGTGTGCGACTGCAAAAGTTACCAAAAGTGAGGCATTAAAGGGGTTTTTTACTATATAAGGATAGCATGTCCTTTGCGTGTCCCTGTGTAGGCGTGTACTTTTTTTATTTATACCTGTGTGTGAGATAGTCTGTTTTTTTGCTTTGCTCTTTATGTATACGCAGGGCGTGTGCGTTGCTCTCTTTAAGTTCCACGCCTAGCCACACCCAAAGCACCGCCACAAGCACCACCACAAGCCACACACAGCCACGCACAGCCACACCAACGCAC